ACCGGCAACACCAAGCATATGAAAAGGATGCATAAGAATATTATGTTCAGCCTGAAATACAAACATGTAATTAAAGGTTCCACTAATACCCAAAGGCATGCCATCACTGAACGAACCTTGTCCAAATGGATAGACAAGGAAGACGGCTGTTGCTGCTGCAACTGGGGCGGAGTATGCGACAAAGATCCAAGGCCTCATGCCGAGGCGGTAAGAGAGTTCCCATTCACGACCCATATATGAGGCGACGCCAATGAGGAAATGGAAGACCACAAGTTGATATGGTCCGCCGTTGTAGAGCCACTCATCTAGTGAGTTAGCTTCCCAAATGGGATAGAGGTGTAGACCAATGGCATTGCTACTAGGCACCACAGCACCACTAATAATGTTGTTACCCCAAAGCAGGGATCCTGCTACTGGTTCACGAATACCATCGATGTCAACAGGAGGTGCGGCGACAAACGCAATGATGAAACAGGCAGTTGCTGCGAGCAACGTAGGAATCATCAAGACACCAAACCAACCAACATACAAACGATTGTTAGTTGAGGTGACCCATGAACAGAAGTCATCCCATAGAGACTGCTGTCCTCTGAGAGAGATAGAAGTTGAAGACATTAAATAAAGACATAGTTTTTTCTTGGAGACAAGTAAGTAAGATCCGTTTAACGTCAGGACAGACAATGACTGGAGAGGGAATCGAACCCTCTCTACACCTTCAGTCGATATAAGTAACTTTTACATGGTCAACACCACGATGGGTGAGACCAATTCTTTGCGCTGTGCCAAGACTAAGGTCTAGTTCACGGTTACCAATAAAGGGACCACGATCTGTGATCGTTACCACCTCACAAGTTCGATAACAAACGCGAAGTTTAGTTCCGAATGGAAGTGATTTGTGAGCAGCTGTAGGCGCCTGTTGATTAAAGACACTTCCAGAAGCTGTGAGGTTCCCGTGGAAACCAGGACCGTAGAAGCTAGCAAGCATGAACAAAGGAGTTGCGACACCTATCACCAAACGCCAGGGATAATCTGTCCCGTGACTGCATAGGCACCGAGGGCAGCGATAATACCCATCATTGCGAAGCGTCCGTTGAGCTTCTCTGCTTTTTCGTTGTGTGTTTCAGTTACATCCATGGTGTACATTTGTGGTTCGATTGCGTAAATGTTTTGACGATTACCGTCTTCAGTAATGGTGGTCATTAGAAATTAATATTGGATCGATCGAGTTTCTCAAAGACATCCTGTCGATAAGCAGGGTCACGGTCATACCGTGGGTCACCCATTGCTGCCACGACTTCTGCCTGGCTACGGAATACATCACCGGTTGCAGTTGCTGCCTTACCGGAAAGCATCCGACCTTCGTATCCATTAGTGCTGTCATACTGTGCCTTCAGACCCACTACAGCGAGCTTGATTGCACGGGAGTTACCTGTAGATACCAAAGCATCAAACGCTGATACATCCTCTTGTGGGAGGTTCTCAGCTGCCCATGACATCAGGTTGCCATAACCATCAGCTCCACCTGCTACTTGCTGTACGTCAGCTACATCAGCTTCAGTTATATCAGCAACAGGTGCTGGCTGTTGACCACCAGCTTTCTGCATCTCTACATAAGTATTGACTAGCTCTTCACTAGATAGTTCTTTGAATTTCTCTACTGTTTCAGGTGTCAGTTCACCTTTCTCGTACCACTCTGCACTTGCTTCTCCGATGAGAGTTTCGGTGGCAGAGGGTTCTCGTTCCTCAGGTTCATCGGAAACTTCACTCGCTTCCTCTTCCTCGGTTTCATTGGCTCCAAGTTTCTTTTGGAGTTCGATGTATGCTTTCTCAAGTTCTTCTGCATCTTGGAACTTGCCCGCTAGCATCTGAGATTGTTCTTCAGCTAGCTTCTCTCCTACCTGCAGAGAGTCCTGCTCTTCCTCACTAAGGACTTCAGGATTCTCTGGGGATGGATCATAGGTAAGGACGTTGGCCATTGTCTTCTACTGTTAGGTTTCCTAAGCCCACACGAGTTACCTTGTCACCATCAGGTCCAGTGATCCTGGGTGCTGATGTGCCACGTACTTTCATGCGAGCTGCATATTTGTTCTCAGGTTCAACCTGCTGTGGGTTGTCCTGCACCGTTTCCGGTTTCTTGACCGGCGGCTTCCGCACCCTCTTGGGGCGGACCATCTTCGTTTCTTCCATTTAGTTCAGGGTTCTTAGATGGATCCATCATTGGTGCACTGGCTAGTTGACCAGCTTGCTTAGTGAGTTCCATCTGTTGAGCTTGCTGCTGTTGCTGTTGCATATCCTGTTGCAGAGTCTCGGGAGACTTGATCAGGTTCAGGTAATCAATACCTTGTGCAGCTGCTAGACGTTTAATGTATTCAGTTGGATCAATGAACTTCTGAATAGATTCAGGTCCCATCGTTTGAGAGATGGTAGTGATGAATCTGATTAGAGTCTCTTGATCTTGTCCACGACCCAAGCTATTAATACCGGCTACGATTGTAGGTCGGACAAACTTCTTAGGGATAGTGGGTAGTTGCTTACTACGTTGGAGTACCAGCATGGTTCTCTCCAAGTAAGGCTTAAGGAACTCAACTGTCAGCAGGCTGAAGAGTCCGCCGAGGTTTTGTTCAAGTTCCATCTGAGTGAGGCGTACCTCCTCAGCAGTTGTGCGTTCAGACTGCCTGATGTTAAGTACCAGGAAGCCTTCACCAATCCTACGTTCCAGTGTAGATGCCATCTCAGATGCTGTACGGAAGTCAGCTGTCTTACCAACCTGCACTGCCTGTACATCTTCAGGTCTACCTTGCACGATTGCACCATTACCAGCATTGCTGATGGTCTGTGGTTTAGTAGTGCTTGAGGGTGAGACTAGGAAGATAACTTTAGCGGCTACTGCAGAACCTTCTACGAGTGATTGAGATAGTGATTCAAGAGACTTAAGGTCTCCCAAGAATTCCTCTACCCGACCACGACCGTAGTCTTCTCCGTCAACAGTATTGAATCTGAGAGTCAACCAAGGACTAGCGTTCTTCGGTGCTGTGCTACGGCTATTAGGAAGGATCTTATCGAATGCTTCCTGATGCCAGACCCAGCGACCAGAGTCTTTGTCCAATCGAACGTAGGTGTACACCTCAACGTCGTCATCGTTAGATCCTTTCGTTCCTTCATCGCCTACGCGATTAGGTTTAGGCTCCGGCAGATCTTTACCGAGGAGCTTACGATCAATGAGTTCTTTAGTTACGATCTCTAGTACGTTACCATCACCATCACGTTCAACGACATAACGGTTAAGTGGATAGCACTTAAGACCATCCTTACCCATAAAGATAAGACTATTACCACCAACAATCAGATGTTTGATTGCTTGGTGAACGACCACACGATCATTGGATCCGTTAATAGAATCCATGATCATCCTCTCCATCTTAGAGAAGGAAAGGTCTAGCTCACTCCTGATCTCAGCTGGGATCTCTTCACCCAGAGCATCGTCTTTAACTTGTAACTTAAAGAACGTGGTCTGTGGAGGTAGAAGAGCCAACATAAGTTTGGCTGCTAGGTTGACTACCGACTTGGCTCCGACTGATTGCCAGGGAGTCGGCAGTCTCTTGTGTGTTTCGTTGGATAGGTCTTTCTTAATCAGGTAAGGCAGGGTGAGCATGGAACACTCGACTGCAGTATCAAGGAATTGATTCCTATAACTAGTGAGTTGGTCATACTTCTCTCTTGCCTTAAGCATTGATTCCTCCTGCAGGTGCAGAAGATCCAACGTTGGATTGAATGCTTAACTGACTTGTACGCTGTTGCCTATTAGTTCTAGGCTTGCGTGTCTGTCCACCGTACTGGACCTGTGCCATAGGTTCATCCTTCTGGACGGGTTCCGGTGGCGGTGCAGGTTCCGGTGGTGGTGGTGGTGCCGGTGCAATAGGTGCAAGCGGCGGTGGCTTCGGTGGACTGGGAGTTGATCCTCCTCCTAAACACATAGTTAATTCTCCAATCTTTGTTTAAGCCATTCAATGACTGAGCATTGTCCGGCGCGGTACATGATGTGCTGGATCTCATCATTAGGTCCAG